CTGGCCGGAGGATATGGGGCAGCAGCCGGGGGTCTGGAATGTCCAGGCTTACCTGATCGGAGAGAACTTCATCGCCGACAGCGAGGCGCTGATGGCGGCATTGAACAAGCCTGGCCCAGGCACGCTTGTCCATCCGCAGTTCGGCAGCCTTAAGGTCCAGCCCGGAACCTTCACCCGTAACTACCAAACGCATGAGGGCGGCCATGCCAGGCTATACATCCAGTTCTACCCGGACGGCAGCCAGGTGTTTCCGACGGCTTCGATCGCCACGCAACAGGCCACGGCCGCGAAGGCCGATGCACTGAATGCCGCGGCCAAGGACGACTTCATAAAGAAATTCGTCACCTCCGGCTATCCGGATTGGGTGGCTACGAAGGCGACGGCGATCGTCAATGACGCCACCAACACCATATCGAATATCGCTAATAGCTTCCCGAAGGTGCCAGCATATGCGTCCGCCTTCGAGCAATCAGTGATGAACCTGCAAAGTTCCGTCACCTCGCTGATCGCCAACCCCGCCAGCCTGTCCAACAGCATCGGCCTACTGATCTTCAATCTCTCGAACCTGGCCGGCGTCCCGTCGGTGGCATTGAGCGCCTACCAGAGTATGTTCACCTACGGATCCTCGCTGCCTGGCGTACCCCAGACGACTGGGGCGCGCATCCAGCAAGCACTCAACCAGGCGGCCTTTATTGCCCTGGTGAGTCAAGCGGCACTCGCTGAGGCCGCGCGTGCAACTTCTATGATCACGCCGGCCAGCAGCCAGGATGCAATCGCATTGCGTAATAGCATGGCCGATAGCCTGAGCACCGCAGCTCAACAGGCGCCATCCGGTTCGACCTGGCAGGCGCTCACGGATCTGCGTGTAGCCACTATCCAGGATCTCACTACCAGGGCGGCCACGCTGCCGCAGGTGGCCAGTTTCACGCCGCAAACGACAATGCCATCGGTGCTCGTGGCGCAGCGCCTCTTCGGCGATGCGAGCCAGGCCGGAAGCATCGTGGCCAGGAACAACATCAGCAACCCGGGCTTCATCGCTGGTGGATCCCCGCTGGAGTATCTCCAGTGAATCACGTTTCCTTGATCGTCAACGGCACCGAATATGTCGGATGGGAATCCGAGAAGGTGACGCGCACCATCGAATCGCTTTCCGGTAGTTTCGAGTTCGCTGCCGCCGGCAAGGTGCCGTTTTCGCCGGATGATCCGTGCCAGGTGATGATCGATGGGACGTCCGTGATCAAGGGATACATCGATGACGTGGCTCCGGAATACGACGGAACCCGGGACGTGACGCACGTGCGTGGCCGCGACACCACCGGCGACCTGGTCGACTGCTCTCTGCCCGCCGTTGAAACGAGTAACCAGACGCTCGAGCAGGTCGCCAAGGCCATGTGCAAGCCATTCGGGATCCCCGTGACGGTCGAGACCGATATTGGGAAGCCTTTCGTTACAAACTACCTCGATCATGGCATGACGTGCTTCGAGCTTCTTCAGAAGCTGGCCAGATTTCGTGGTGTTTTTATCGTGGCTGACGGCAATGGCGGCCTTGTGATCACGAAGGCTTCCACGGCGAAGGCAGCCGGCGCTATCGTCCGCGGCCAGAACGTGGAGCGTATGACCGGGATGCTCACGCGCCGGGATAGGTTCAGCGAGTACACCGTGGTGAATCAGGTACCTGGTGGCGACTATGTATATGGCACTGATGCCAGCATGCCTCATGCCACGGTGAAAGACCCGGGCGTTCCGAGGTACCGCCCGACCGTCTTGGTTGTCGAGCCGCAGGACGATCTGCAGGCATATGGGGCCTGGCAGCGCAACGTGCGCGCTGGCCGATCGTCGGCCGCAACCCATACCGTCACGGGTTGGTATGCCGACGGCAAGAGCGTTCTCTGGCAGCCCAACCAGCATGTGCCCGTAACCGATCCTTCGATGGATCTGGTCACTGCCGATCGACTCATCAGCGAGGTGGTTTATTTGCGTGATCGCGAAGGCACGCGATCCGAGATCCGCCACATGCCTCCCGGCGCATTCGACCTTCTGGCCATCCCCGAGCTCGGCGGCATGACATGGTGAGGACCATCTCCAAGATGCTCGCGCCTCTACAGCGCCAGATTCGGCTGATGATCACCCGCGGCGTCGTCAGCCTCATCGATGACGCCACGCTTCTGCAGTCCCTGCAGCTGTCCGGACTGTGGGGCGAGACGATCTCGAATGCGGAACGGTTCCAGCAGTACGGCTTCAGCGGCTATCCGCATCCGGGAGCGGAGGCGATCATGCTCAACCTCGGCGGCAGCCGGCGCCACGTCGTCGTGATCGCCGTCGACGATCGCCGGTACCGCGTCCACCTCCAGGAGGGCGAGGTGGCCATGTACGATGATCTGGGCCAGATGGTGAAGCTCGGCCGCGCCGGCATCGATATCGAGGCGCCCAGCGGCACCATCCATACCGGCAACCTGGCCGTCGACGGCAACCTCAGCGTCACCGGCCTGCTCACGGCCGCGAACATCGATATCCCCGCCGGCGGCGACATCACCATCGGCGGCATCAGCTTCAACGGCCACAAGCACGGCAGCGTGCAGCCTGGCTCCGGCGTTTCCGGAGGCCCGCAATGACCGATATCGCCCTCGTAGAGAATCTAGAGACCGGCAAATGGGACCTTTCCCTGGCTGGTGCGGACCTGGCCACCGACGATGGGCTGCAGACGGCCGTGGCGCTGAGCATCATCTGCGACGCCTATGCCGCGCCCGACGATGTGATCCCTGATGGCTCAACCGATCGACGCGGCTATTGGGGCGATGCGTTCTCGATCATCCAGGGCGACAACCTCGGCAGCAAGGACTGGCTGCTCAGCCGCGAGAAGCAGCTGCCTGCAGTCCTGGCCCAAGCCATTCAGTCGGCCAAAGACGCCCTGCAGTGGATGATCGATGACGGCATTGCGGGATCGATCTCCGTGACCGGTTCCTGGATCCAGACTGGCGCGTTCCAGCGCATCATCACCATCACCAAGCCGGACGGTTCCACGTTCCGGTATCAGGACCTGTGGAGGGCCATGTAAATGCCGTATACGCAGCCTTCAATCGCCACCCTCATCAGCAGGATTCAGGCTGATCTGAGCACCGCCATCCCGGGTGCCGATGCAACCCTGCGCCGCATGGTGCTCAATGCCCTGGCTAATTCCGAGGCCGGCGTGGCCAGCGGCCTCTATGGCTACCTGTATTGGATGTCGCTGCAGATCATGCCGGACTCGGCCGATCTGGATAATCTCATCCGCTGGTCAACGATCTGGGATGTGAACCAGAAGCAGGCGACCTTTGCGAAAGGTCCCGTCGACTTCACCGGCTCGAGCACCATCAATGAGACAATCCTGGCGGGCACGCTGATCAACAGAAACGATGGCGCGCAGTTCTCGCTCGATGCTGATGTGACTCTTGCCGGTGGAGCAGGATCCGGGACGGTAACGGCGCTCGTTGCCGGCGCGGCGGGGAATACGGCCGCAGGCGCGCAGCTGAAGCTGGCCAACTCCATCCCCAATGTGAACGGAACGGTCACGGTCGGCGCAAATGCGCTCGCTGGTGGCGCTGATCAGGAAACGCCGGCGGCACTCCTGGCCAGGCTGCTCCGCCGGATCCAGCAGGCGCCGCACGGCGGCAATGCCAACGACTACGTCTCCTGGGCGCTCGAGGTTGCCGGCGTCACCCGCGCCTGGTGCTACCCGCGCGAGATGGGTCTCGGTACCGTCACCGTGCGCTTCATGATGGATGACACCTATGCTGATGGCATCCCGCAGGCGGCCGATATCACCAACGTCATCGACTATCTGCACACCGTCTGCCCAGTGGAGCTCCATGACGGCTATGGCCTCTATGTGGTGGCGCCGATCGCGGCACCGCTGAATCCGTCCATCCTGCCGAACCCGAACAACGCGACCGTCCAAGCGGCCGTGCAGGCGCAGCTGCAGGATCTGATCCTCCGCAACGCAGTGCCGGCGGGCCAGGTTCAGGTCGACGGCGCTCTCCAGGCGATCGGTGGCATGCTGCTGACCGACATCCAGGAGGCGGTAAAGACGGCAGCGGGCCTCACGGACTA